AACCTTGCACCCGCTCCCGACTTCCATCGTGGCAGTCCAAACAAAGCCCAACTCGCGCATGTAGTCCTTGAACCATTTGCGCTTGACGGCGATGCCGTGAGACGCGGTGCGAGACCTCTTCGACTTGTCGTGCTTTGATCGACGCTGGCTCACGTTGCCCTCCGCCATCCTGTCGTAGACCTCCTGATAGGGAAGGCCAGCGGCTATGGCAATGGCGCGGGTCACGCAGTCGCCTGTGTGGCCCTTGCGGCCCGCATCAGCGCGACCACCATCGTTGTACACAAATGAGATAGAATCATCGTTGATCATTGTTTTGAAGTTCTCCAAACGAATAGAGTGATCACGGGGCCGAGTTCGCGCTCGGCCCCACCTTTTTGCATCCAAATTGTTAAAGATCGGTGGATTCATTACCTGATTCCACTTTTCCATTATAAATCAATCACTTAGAGAAGTCTGTCCTAAAAGCGACTATTTGTTGCATAAAAGCGACACTATGGGTTGACGGATGGGGTTGGTGTTGATCTAAAAAAAAGCCCCGCCGAAGCGGGGCTGGGTGTCACAGGGGTTAGGGGTCTAGCACGCACCGCCAAAACGGTTAAGGACTTGAACGATCTGCGCCCTTGTTGGGCTTGACGGCATCTCAAAAAACTTAGGCTCAGAAAACACAGACGGGTCATCGTCGTTGATATCGAGACTGTCTCTTACGTGTTGCCTGTAAGACTTCCACGCGGCGGCTTTTGAGGAAAAGAAATACTGACTGTCATTCTGTTCAACACCTCCGTAGCCACGGAAATACCAGATTCGCATAGTTCAGTTCTCCAATTCGGCTTGGTAGTAGTCTTCGAATGCATCAGATGGTGTGCAGTCGCACTCCCCGGCTACTGGGACTTCGCCACAAGTCTCGCACTCTGGGTCAGTCATAGTTCGATCTCCGCGTGGACACACCATCCGTCATCTTCGGATAGGTCACCTAATAGAAACGCCTTGATCCCGTTTGAGCGGTAATGCTCAATTAACAACAGGGCATCAGCGGTTGTGTTGCACCAGAGAAGACTTCCTTCATCTGGCGCGATTTCGTCTTCGTCGAGAAATTCAAATCGATCTGGCTGATTCGACAAAAAAGATTTACAGCCCGTATGCCAAAGAAACCCCGCTTCAGTATCGGTGATGTGATTCATAGTTCAGTCTCCAAAACAAGGCAATGCACAGATATCCTTGAACGAGTGCATATTCAGCATATCGCATAAATTGGCCTTGTTGCCAACCCTGACAGGGAATGGTCGGCCATAACACATTTCAGTATTTGACCCATACCAATCGAATGCTTGTTGTTTGTCGGGGAAGTATCCGGTATCGCCGTAGTTTGTGACGACTGCCCATACCCCAAACTTGAGTGGCGTTTTTGGTTTGTTACTCATTGTTCAGTCTCCTTACTTAATGCCGTCGTAGTCAAAGTAGTCATCGCCTTCCCAGTGGTCTGTATAATCACCACCGAATCCATTGTTAAGCAATTCAAAAAGCCGCTTAGTGTCATCGGGGTTAGCCTTCAACGTGCGGAGTTCCTTACAGTCCCAAAATCTAAGGTAGCGTTTCTTTTTGGAATATTGCTTAGTCTCCTTCAAGGCTATCGCTTTTGAGGGAAAGCACTTGACCGTGACGACTTTCTGATCTTCATATTCAGAGGTTGCTTGATGCCCGTATTCTGTTAGCAATTCGACGCAGTGCATATGAGCATCGCCGTCTGTTTCAAACCGACTGGCGGGCTTAGGTTCCAGCCCTTTCTCGTATGCGATTTTCCAAGCGCGGCTAATGGTAACGATGTGGATTTCCATTGTTCAGCCTCCTAAGCGTTAAAGGTGTAGTAGCCGTCAGACTCGCGCTCGATCCATCGCATCAGATGACCTAGCGGTGTGTCAGTTTCCATCTGACCACAAAGTCTGCCTTGCCAAACGTAGGTAAACACAACGTCAAGCGGATCATCGAAGTTTTCGATAAGCCACGCTGGGACATCGTGCTTTTCTGCAAGTTCGAGAAGTTCGTGTTCGGATATCCTTGTTGAGGCTCCGTCGATCTGGACGCTGTACGCCCACCAGACCTCAAAGCCACCAGTCTGCGGCGTGGTTGCCCAGCCAAGTTCCTTACAAGCGGTTTGAATGAAAGCGCCTTCGTTGAAGTCGTCCTTCACATCGAATGACATACCTTCAACTTGCTCCATGACGTAGTCAGCAAGTTCCTGCTGGTTGTCGCCCATGTCGGTTGGGTCAAGATGTTCGATTTTGTACATATTGAATTCTCCTAAGAGTAGGATGCAAAAGCATCGACGGCATAAAAGATTCGGGACGCTTCGATACTGGGGTTATCGATAGCCTTCGGGTAGTAGCGGCCAAGGTAATCGATAAAATTGGACATCGCCTCAGTGCGGCATCCTTCCCCGCTGATGTATGCGTCAAACGTAAAGTCATAGAACTTCGGCAACACGCGCCTGAATTGGCGGCGCGTAAGTGTTGGGCCTTGATAACTCCAATAGTTCTGTAGCACTTGATCGAACTCTTGCTTGGTCATCCCAATGCCGTCTTTGCTGACGCAGTAATAATTTTGCTTGGTTCGCATATAGATTACTCTCCTGAAGTAGTTGGGTAAAGTACATCAACGGCTTTCTTGGCTTCCTTGATCGAGGGGTAATCCCCGATCTCCCGCGCACCCAACGTCGTGTTGAAGTGCGACAGGCTGTACGCCATGCGCTTGCGGATCATCTGCCCGAATTTGTCCCAGCGCGTGATCTCCACGGGGGAGATATAGAACTTGCCGTGTTTGGTTTGCGTTTCATAAAACCCAGAGCGCGGAACGCCCTGAGCCTTAATCCATTTTGTCTGTTTCATTTTGTTCCTCAGTGGACGCTGGTGGTTTCAGAGCGATCAAAATCGCATTCGTCATACATGCGGGACATGGTGTCCGCCGCCATCCCAAAGAACTTGTCAACTTCGGTTGTATCGAAGCCTTCTTGTTCTTCGATGCGATGGACGAATTTCAGCATCTGCATTCCCATGACCAGCCATAGGACAAACATGTTCTCTGGGTCAACGGTTTCGGTCAGGTTGTCAAACCGATCAAAAGCGTCGGAAAGGTGTTGATTGGTTACAGTGTCAGTCATTCTGGATTTTCCTAAAGTCTGAGAGTTTCATTTTGCGATTTGGGTGGGCAGTGCATACCCACTCGTAAACGATCTCGCCGTTCACCCGCCGCCGGACTAGGTAGCCCAGCGTGGATGGGTGAACGATGCGTTGCGGCACTTTGCGCTTGCGCCAGTTGCCGCTCCTGTTGTGGAAGGTTGGTTGTCTCATTCGTGCGCTCCGATGCCGATGCGCTTTAAGAGCGCGAGAGTTTTGGCGCTGAACTCGCGGTCATAAACTTTCTCATCAAGTTCTTGGATAAAAGAGTGACACGCGACTTCGCGCTGGTACTCGCTGATGACCGAGAGCGGCTTCAGACATTGATCGACCAGCGCATCAACCTCGTTGACATGGGCGGTACGACGTTTGCCCTCCAACTTGGTTTGAGCGTTCGCTAGACACGCCTGTTTGGCAAGAAGGAGAGCGTGGTAGCCTCTAGGCATTCTTCTTCACCTCCTCCAGCAGGGCATCGACTTCGCGCATGACATCCGCGTCAATGTGGATGGTGTGATGGGTGTTGCACCTGACAGATTTAGGTGCGTGGCGAATGACCTCAAGCAAGGCCAGCGCCTTGTGCTTGGTTCTCATTTGCTCGGCGTAATCTCTCTTTAGATTTTGCGTTTGCATTGTGTTGAAGTTCTCCATTAAAGATTAAGATTTAAACCACGGCCCTGCCGCGCCTTTTGGCCCCCACTCCCCGTTGTATTGGCTATCCATCAGCACTTGGGTAGTCCCGGTATGGGTGTTCGCTTTTGTGGTTGAGTGATGCCAAACGGTTTCACGTTCCGCTTCGAGTTCGTTCCTGTAAAAAACGAGTTCGTGGTAAAGCCCCGGTTCAGCGTCGGGATCGATTTCGGCTATGCGCTTATCAAGCGCGGCGATTTGATTCATAAGGGTCATATGCGATTCCGTGATAGTGAATTGAGTGGATGCCCCGTATAAGGCCGGGGCCACGCCTACCCCTGAGAGGGGTCAATCGAACTGCACTTCGATCTGATGACCGAAGGGCGGGGTAACGCACCAGCCCGTGAAGTCCGGCACAGTCGCCCATACCACGGGCATGTCCGGCTCATCAGGGAAGGGCGCTTCACCGTCAGTGAAATAGATCATCGCGTCCGGCTGATCATCCATGTCTTCGACGTACTCGAATGGCGGGGTAAAGAGAGTGCCGCCACGCGCACCGATAACGACTTCGGATGCATCGGTTGGGTACTCGCCGTGTTCCCACGTTTGCACCGGGCCGAGTTCGTCCGAGCAAGACATAAACGTGACCTTGCATTCGAACTCTTCGACGATCTGAAGTGTCTCGGACACGGCCTGTCTGATCTCACGGACAGACATCGAGTAGGACGAATCAACGACCAGCACAACATGCTCTAACCCTTCGCGCTTCACGGTAGGGAAGTAATCCCCGCCGCCGATAAAACGACGATTAGGTTTCGACCATGTCACGTCGAAGTCGTTGCCGAAGTTCTGAAGCAAAGTCAGCAACGACTCGCGCCATTCAACAACCGATTCGAGCCGCCCGTTGATCTGCTCCATGAGAGGGCCGGACATTTCGCCACGCTTGCGCTCCATCGAAGACGTGATCGTCACCGCTTGGTTGTTGTCGATCTCGGCTTGCGTATCGATCTGGCCGTCATCATCGAGACAGTCGCGCACGTTGCCCATGTTGCTGGACTCCATCGCCTCTTCGAAAGTAGGGACATCGTCCGGCCCATACTCTGTCGGAGTACTTGAAGAATTACCCGGCTGATCATCTTCTTGATCACCGCCTTGATTGCCGCCGGGGTCACCGGGCTGATCGCCGGGGTCGCCATCTTGATCGCCGCCTTGATCACTGGGCTGATCACCATCTTGATCATCGCCTTGATCATCGGACTGATCATCGGACGGCTCACCATCCTGATCACTGGGCTGACCGCTGTCTTGATCGTCGCCCTGATCATCGGAGGGATCGCCGTCGTTACCGCTGGGCTGATCGCCATCGTCCGGCTTGTTCTGCTCCCGGTAAACCTGACCGTACACCCACTCAGTCGAGCGGCCAGCAAAGTCAGGGTTGCACAGCACGTTGGGGATCAGCGAGAACTTCTCTTCGACTAGGATCAGGTTGATGACGTGATCACCTGCAATGTTCCAGCACTTCGGATCGCGGATACCACGTCGCCACGGGTGATTGAGAACAACATGCATCACCTCATGGGCGAACAGCATGTCGATCTGCGGGCCGGTCAACTGCATGACAAAGTGGGGGTTGTACCCCAGCACCTTGCCATCGGTGTAGCCCGTGGGCTGGGTGATATCTTCGACCAACTCCAGCCGCATGGCGTGAGTGCCGAAGAAAGGATAGCGGGCAACAAATGAGCGCCGCCGATCTAACATCTTATTGTGTGCTTCGATGTGTTGCATGATTAAGCCGCCAGATTATTTTTGTGAGCGTTTGCAATCGCCGGGAATACAGCGCAATCACTCAAGGTGAAGTCGGAACGATTGTTGGTGTCCGTGAACCAGATGCTCGAGTACTCATCACGCAACCGGCTGACAAACTTCCAGACGTTATCGACGTTGCCCGGATCAGCGGCACGAGACAGCGCCGCTGAGATGGCGAACTGAATGTCTAACTTCTCAGGTACTTCGACAGAGTCCGGGTCAGCGATGATTGCATCGATGTTCGGCAAGTTATCGAGGCACTTGCAGAACAGAACAAACTCAGCGCCCGCCTCACGTCCGACAGCACCCGTTGCCAGCGCGTCAATCACGTTGATATCAGTGACGTTCCGAATGGCGTTAGACAACATCTCCCATGAGCGTAAGCAGGGGTATGCCATCTCCTGCGCTTTGGCATCGAACTTGTAGACGTAGTCGCGTCGGAAGTTAACGAAGTCGATTACGCGCTGGTCAACGTCATTGTCCCGCGCCCACTCCAGCCAATGGTTGGCTTGCGGTACTAACTCAAAGTGAATGAAGCGTGACGCAGTGTGCGCCAGCATTCGATTCACACCAGCCCGGTCACATGTCCGGTTGGATGCGGCAATGATTACCACGTTATCCGGCAAGCGGTAGTCACCCAGCCGACGTTCAAAGATCAACTGCCCAGCAGGGCCAGTGACCGTGGCATGGGCCTGTTGGAACTCATCCATAAAGAGGATGGTTGGGCCGCAGTCCTCGGCGGGTAACCACGATGGGGTTGCGTAATGTGTTACGCCGTCGATCTGGTAAGGGATACCGCGAAGATCGAGCGCGTCCATCTGCGCCAGTCGAATCTCAATCACCTCGTGATCGATCAGCGAAGCAAGGTTATAGATGCGGGCTGACTTCCCAACTCCGGGCGGCCCCCAGATATGGATAGCCTGACCGCCCTCGATGCAGGGGATAAGAACGTCATCGAAGTTCGTGTGGAAGATAGACGCGCCGTAGATTTGATTGTTGTCTTGCATGATTGTTTCTCTCAGGGTAGTTGGTTAGAAGTACGACTTAACTTTTGATTGATTGGTTGCGGTGTAGTCGTTGACCGTTACGCCGCGCTTCTTTGCTTCTTTGCCAATCTTCTTGGCCGCACTGACTGCCGCCTTGCGGGTAGCCGCCAGCGCCTTGAGGTTGCCGCCCTGTAACTCAGCGGTAGTGTGGTTCAGCATCTTGCGAACACTGTCGCAAAGGGACACGAGATCATCGTCACCTTCGAGTCCGACTTTCGGGATCACGTTGTTGACAATGTCATCGACGTTATCGAGAAGAGAGGGAAAGATTTTCGCCTTCTCGTTCTTCTCGGCTTCGGTCAACTTGTTGGCCGCATGTCCGACATGCTCTAGCAACTGCACGATCAACTGACGCGCAACCGTTGACGCAATCTCGCTTTGCTTCTCGGCGGCATCGGCGCGAAGGTCAGCGGTGTACTTGCCAGCGTCGATTGATTCGACAGTCGGCATACCGTCAACGTGTACCGTTGCTGAGAACTGAGAGCGGGCGTATTCCTTCGACGGGTAGTCATCGGCTTTGAACATCGCACCCAGCCGAAGTTTTTCAGCGGCAACAAACTTGCTGAGAGCAGAGCACTCTTTCTCAACTGCCACTTCGAAGTCATCGATGGCGGCGTACATCTCGGTGAGGTAGTCCTCGACCATGTCATTGGGAATGAGTCGCGGCCCCTTGATCTGACCGCCGCCCGTCGCCGGGAGTTTGAACGTGCGCTTCTCGTGGATACCGCGAAGTCGAGATTGAGCGCGAGTCGTTTCAACGAACACGCCCGCCATCAACTCTTTTACAAACTTGCCGGAACCCGACTCGGCATTGTGGTTCGACAAAACTTCGGCGGTGATTTCCTCATCGCGAACATGCCGAGAAAGAACTGAGATTTGAACCCGCGCCAACATGGCTGGCTTGGATAGTTGGATACCACGATCAGTCGATACAACTTTGAATGCTTTGGCGTTAGCCATTTGAAGTTCTCCAAGTAAAAGGTAAAGAGGTAAACAGGTAGATAGATAGAACACCTTGCCGCCTCGAGTGAGGGCGAATGCCATTGCGCGGCTCGGTCACAGATACGCTGGTTGTTTTTCACCTTCTCGTTTGAACCTTCACCCACTCTTTGAGCGGTGGGCGTTGCATCAATCGAAGGGCGCTACTCAATCGATTGATCCCGGCAACAAGAAGAAGCGAGATGCCTCGCAACCGTCTGCTTTACACAAGGGTCAGACTCCCGGTCAACTGGCCCCCTGCCGTCGTACTGAGGGTAGAGCCGCCCCGGATCGGTCAGGATCGGGTGGATACCCCGCGCTGGGGGAGGCCCGAATATGACCGCTGTAAGTGGCGTTGACACGGTAAGAAAGTGGCAATTAAGTGGCATTGACAGCATGGTAAGCCGCGAAGACAGCCAGACCCCATCCGAGACATTCCAGCGGAACAAAAACCCGCATAGGACAGCGTGTAATGCTCCCTAACAGTAGGGGAAGACACAGTAGTGGATAGGGGTAGGGGCCGGGGCCGACGTGGTAAGCGGCATTACACGGCCACTGGCGCAACCCGACTGCGGGCTGGGTGCGTGGATACCTTTTATGTCGCCCGGTGCGGGAGCGGATCAGCGAAGAACTGCGGCCAGCGGCGGGCTGGCATCCGAGGCGATTCTCCCGAAGAACCCCAGAAAAGACCCCCGGACAGGGCCGGGGAGGGGATCGACGCCCACTGGACGCCCAGTCGGGCCGGAAACCCTCACCCGATAGGTCCGCTGGCTGACTGCCGATCAGCCGAGGTCAGCCTGAGTCCGCAAAGGAGTCCCAGCCCCACGCGCATGGCTTTTTTTTCGAGCGTGATAAACCGCGCCCGCCGCCGCGCAACGGGGGGTTTAGTCGTCGAACAGTATAAACATCCCCTATCTCTCAGGATATTTTTGAAAAGTACCCAAGAACGGCATAAATCCGCCATTCTCAGGGACACTTTCTCTCCTTTGACCACTGATCGATTAAATGATCATTTAAATACACAGGGAAATAAATGCCAATTAAGAAAACAAAAGGCGGATACAAGTGGGGTTCTAAGGGAAAAACCTACCCCTCCAAGAAAGGCGCACAGAAACAGGCCAAAGCGGCATATGCCAATGGCTACAAGAAAAAGAAGTCAAGTTACTGATTGCGTCAAGTTTGAGCAATGTAACGCTCCTATCTGTCCTTTAGACCCTGATTGGGGAGAAAGGGTTTGGTATGGGAATGAGGGTATCTGTAGGTACATCAGATATCGCGTACAAGGCCGAAAAACGGTGTCGTATCCCGAACTTTGGGACTCCCGAGTAGTAGGGGGCATCCTAGATAGGTTCCCCCGCATGAGACAAAGAATCTTATGAGAAAAAAAATTCTTTCTTGGGAGTTCGTATTTGCGGTTCCGTATTTTTTTGTGGTGCTAATCCTCGCGTTAATGCTTTTGGAATAAATGATCCACGAAATAAAAGACTTCCTGCCAAGAAGTTTGCTAGAAAAAATTCGCGACCAATTTTTTGAGGATATCGACTGGGAAACGTCTACGCGGTTCTGGAGTAAAGCCCTCTACGAGTATGACGGGAACGAAGTTAACCCCTGTTTCGTAGGGAAGAGTAGTTTTAAGGACTACAACGAGGGCATAGCCGATCTGGTTTCCCGCCTGTCGCGGCAGAAGGTGGGGCATGTCGAAACCCTCATGTATCGCTGGACTCCCGGCTCCTGCATCCTGTGGCACGACGACCACGGACATGACGCAAATATCACCTTCTATGTCTCCGAATGGGATCGGAACTGGGGAGGTGAACTGATGCTGGAAGACGGCAGATGGATTGCCCCAGAGCAAAACAAACTGGTCATCTTCTTAGAGCAAATCCCCCATAAGACAACCCTCCGTCTTCCGAATACTCCGGAGCGGTTAACCCTTCAGACCTTCGTTAAATATGAGTGACAAAACATCCTGTGACTGCCCCGATTGCCTTGAGGGTCACTGCCCCTGTACGGCAGATGGGAAATGCGATGAGTGCCTCTGTTCGAAATGCAAATAACGCATCGGACTGAAATTAAATTCTTCTGGGGGCTGGTTGCGTTTCTGCTTATGTTTCTGCCACTGGCTTCATTGTTCTTTGGAGGAAGCGCCGCCGCTGATTTATACGGATCGAGGGCCAGTTTTCTTCTGCATAACGATCTGCGGAACTGGATGAGCCTGTCTTATCTTTCAACAAACGTAGACGACACATGGCGACAGAGAATTGAAAACGCGCTTATTGCACAGGGCGATACCCATATTTATGTTTATTCCCAAAATGGGGATGACGGAATTGGCAATGTTTCTCCACAGCCGGACTGGGAACTGAGATTAGACCATCTGAATAGCAGGGGTCTGCGGCCAATCATGTGGCTGATGGCTGATGACTCTCCAGATTTAGCCTCAAAACCACTCTCAGTCCACAAAGCACACAACGCAGAGATGGTCAGAAGGTTTGATGACAAGGTTGATGCCTATGTCATTGGGCTGGAAGTGGACGAATACTGGTCTGCGGCGCAAGTCCAGCAGATGGTTGCTGATCTTAAAACCAGAACAGGCAAACCTGTTGGCGTTCACCTCACTCCGGGGGTGAAACCGGCCTATTACCAAGGGGCCGACGTAATTTTTTTGCAGACTGGATTTCATCTCAATGAAGCCCAGTTCAGAGCGAGGGTGAATGAGGCTCTCGCTCTCGGTAAGCCAGTGGTCGTTTCTGAGTACCACATGGATTCGTCTTCAACCCTTGCGAAAAGATTCGGAGATATCGCTTGCGAAATGGGAGCAATAGGTACTGGAAACGGGCGGAACGTCACTCCTTGTGGGCAAATTCCACCGAAGAAAGAGAAGTGGTACGAGAAATACGAGAAGGAGATGGTCGTTGCCGGGGTCGCAATGGCAACCCTCTATGCGGTTACCAAATTCGACCTTCCTCTTACGCTACAGGCGACGGAGGACGGCTACGAGATCGGGACGAAGAAGCAGATCGGGAATCATTCGGTTGGCGCTAGTTACAGCGAGAACCGGGTAATGGCTACTTACGAATTTAGATTTTAACTATGGCAGGACTCATCAGGGCCAGAAAGCCCAGCGAATACAAAACTGGAGGCGGTAAACCCCGCAACTACAAGCAGGAGTACAAAAAATTTCATTCTTCTCCCAAAGCAATTGCTGAGAGAAGTTCAAGGAATAAGGCGCGTAGGAAATTGACCAAACTAGGACGGGTCAGAAAGGGTGACGGGAAAGATGTGCATCATGCAAATCGCCGTCCTACGGACAACAAAGCATCCAATCTTAGAGTTATGTCTAGATCAAGAAACAGGGCAATAAAATGATGTCACCAGAATTTATCAAAAGGCTTCGAGAACTAAGACAGTCGAGACTCAGAACTCAAGACTTTCAAAAATGGAAAGCGGCTAATCCAACCGCACCTACGGGAACAGGTGTATGGAATGCGGCTCCGTGGACAGGACAGACCGCACAAGCCATTGTTTACGACCCTGCAACTGGAAAAGCGTACCCGAATCCTGCGGCGGCTTTGTCTGCCGGAGTAAAGAATTTTTCGTATCAGATTCCTGCCGGAATGAATGTGGACTGGTCTTACTGGAATCAGTTTGCACAGCCATCTGCTCCTGCCCCTGCTCCAGCACAGACCGTGACTGTGCAAGACCAAACCCTTCCGTTCACCCATGACTCTACTGGAGCGGCGCAATCCGCTCCTGCTCCGGCTCCGGCTCCAGAATCGTTCCAAATGCCCGATGAGGCAAAGCGTTTTGCCGCCGCAGGGATGTTTGGTCGCGCAAAGGCGGCGGTTGAATCGGCTGGAGGAACTTGGACAGGCGATATGCACAGGCAACTCAAAAAGGATGCTGAAGGCAAACAGGATTACGGCGGAGATTTTGCAAATCAAAGCGACATTAACGACATGGTTAAAAAGTATGGCGTGATGGACGCGACACGCGACAAGGGAATCACCCAAAAAGTCCAAATGGGCAAAGCCAAACGGGACTGGGAGAAAAAGCATGGGGCGGGCAGTTGGAATAAAGATGTTCACATTGCAATAGCGGCTCAGGCGGCAAGGGCGTACAACCAAAGGAAAACCAAAATACCTAAAAAAGATAAAGGTAAGGATCGGACATTCTTATGAAAGTTAATGTTTCACCTAACGGAAAAAACATTGGTTGGACAAGAAGGAAGGAGCCGCCCAAGTTCGATGAACTGGATGAGGCGGCTATAAAGATTGCCGAGATCAGTAGCGCGATGGAAGACGACACTGAAAAAGCCATCAACCAGATTGAGATGCTTCGCAACCAAACAAAGCGAAAGGCAGAAAGGTAATGTACTCAGCCGATTTTCTTCGACGGTTTGCCCAACTTCGTCAGCAGACTCTTAACCAAGCGGCTACGGCAGTTGAAGTAACCGTAGACACTGGTGACCCTATTGATCCGGTGGATGAAGGCCAGCGCATGGTAGGTACAGGCGCACCCGCCTTCGCCAGAGCGCAAGCAAATACCGTTCAGAGCATTGTTTACGATCCGGTAACTGGCAAGGCATACCCGAATCCGAGTGTGGCAACCGCAGAAGGCGTTACCAACTACGTTTCGCAAATACCGTCTGGGATGAACATCGATTGGTCGTACTGGGATCGCTTTACACAGCCAGAGCCGACCCCACCGCCCCCGGCAAGTTTGCCTATCGCAGATCAGACTTTGCCGTTTGAGACTCCGGAGCCAAGCCCGCCCCCGCCCGCCCCGGAGCCAGCGCCACAGGCCGCGCCACAGCCCGCGCCACAGCCAAGCCCGCCCCCGCCGCCTCCGGCTCCGCCTCCGCCGCCAGCGCCGAGGAGAAGCCCGCCGCCGCCCCCGAGTCCAGTGCCGATAGCGTCAAGAGCGCAGTGGGAGAGCCAAGGGACATACATGCATGGGTCGGGACATTCCGGGCCTAACTCCGGAAAGTCTCTTAAAGGGGATCGTAACAACGATGCGTATTACGCCAACTATGTTCGCGCCATGAAGGAGGCAAACAAGAAAGGTAATCGCGCCCATGCCCTAGAAATCAACCGAGCGCATTCCCTGTTGCAAGGATGAGTGTTCCCGTTGTTCCCAATTCCCTGATTTACCAAGGCGATATCGGGATTACTGTTCTGGATAACTTTATCTCTGAGGAAGAAAAAGAAGACGTGCTTTCTTTCTTTGAAGACATGGAAGAGTCTACGGTTTGCACTGAAGATGGGGCAGGGGAAAAGATTGAGGCAAGAACGGGTTATCGCAAATGGGTAGACCACACAGAGTCGTTAACCTTTTTCAATATGTGCAGTCGTATTGCTAAGTTTGTTGGTTCAGAGTTGTCACACGCAGAGAAAGCGCAGTTGCTTCATTACGGGAAGGGAGAAAAATACGATCCGCACTTTGATGCGTTTGATCAATCCTCTGAACAGTGGCAACACTACAACCACGGCGGTCAGAGAATTTACACCGCGATGGTTTATCTCAACGATGTTCCAGAAAATGGCGGCGGCGAGACAGCGTTTCCGGTTTTAGGCTACAGCGTAAGACCCCGCGCTCGAAGGATGTTGGTTTTCAGTAACGTCGGGAAAGACAAATCCAAAGCGCACCCTGATTCTTTGCATGGCGGAATGCCAGTTGGGACAGGCGAAAAGAAGTGCTTGACTTTGTGGTTTCGTGAGAAGCCCATAAATGAAGCCTGACGCATTTATTGAGAAGGCTAAAGGGTACTTACCAACTGCAACGCTTGAACAAGCAGGGACTTTCTACAAGAACCTGCTAGAAAAAAATTATGACCCGAACATTATTCGGGAACTTGCAAAGATTGACCGCTGGTTTCTTCTTGTAATTCTTCTAAACCGTAAGGATGCGGTTCATCCTTGGTTATATGACCGATGCAGAGAAGTAGAGAAGAACCCAGACGGCCATCTTGATCTGTGGGCTAGGGGGCATTACAAGTCCACAATCATTACTTATGCAGGAACGATTCAGGAAATACTGAAAGACCCCAACATCACGATAGGCATCTTCTCTCATACAAGACCTATCGCAAAGGGATTTCTTAAACAGATAAAACGCGAGTTTGAGATAAACGAATTTCTTCGCGATTTGTTCCCCGATGTTTGCTACCAAAATCCGAGGCAAGACTCTCCACAATGGAGTGAAGATGCTGGAATCATCGTCAATAGGAAAGCAAATCCTAAAGAGGCAACCGTAGAAGCATGGGGTTTGGTAGACGGACAGCCCATATCCCGACACTACGATTTAAGAATTTACGACGATGTTGTAACCAGAGACTCGGTGAACACTCCGGATCAGATAGCAAAAACTACGGAGTCTCTCGACCTGTCACAAAACTTGGCGGGTGGTCAAAACAGGGAGTGGTATATCGGTACGCGGTATCACTACGCGGATACCTACCGCGAGTTAATAGAACGCGGAACCGAGACTCGTATCTACCCCGCAACCGACTCTGGCGCTCCGGATGGAAACCCGATCCTTCTAACAGAGAGGGAATGGGACAAGAAAAAATCATCGATGGGTCAGTACGTTTTGGCCTGTCAGATGTTGCAAAACCCGATTGCGGGTTCTGAACAGGTATTCGACCCAGAGTGGTTACGTCGAATTGAGATTCGCCCTCGCGTAATGAATGTCTACATTCTTTGCGACCCGGCGCACTCTAAAAAAGCCTCATCCGATAGGACAGCAATAGCCATTATCGGAATTGATCACGCATTTAACAAGTATCTCCTTGATGGCCTGTGCCACAGGCTGAATCTGAAAGAGCGTTGGCAAGCGTTAACGAAGTTAAGACACCGCTGGTTGCGCCAACCCGGAATTCAAACCGTAAAGGTCGGGTATGAGCGATACGGAAAAGATTCAGACATCGAGCATTTCAAGGAGATGATGAAGATCGAGAACAACTACTTTCCGATTGAAGAATTGGCGTGGCCGAGAGAAGGGCCGGGTTCTAAACGGGATCGCGTACAAAGATTACAGCCCGACTTTGAGAACTGGCGCTTCTTTCTGGCCCCGTCATCAGATCAACTAAGTTCAAAGCAAAAACTTGCCTTTGAGCAGGGCGATGCATCGCTGATTGTTCGCCCAATAAAACAGAAAGACGAAAACGGAAGGCTGTATGACGTTACGCAACGAATGATTGATAACGAGTACAACCTGTTTCCTGCGGTGCATGTAGACATGCTAGATGCAATGTCACGCATCTATGACATCCAAGCATCGCCACCCCAAACGTTTTATTCCGACGATCTAGAGCCGGAAGCGTTGCCATCTTATTGAGGCACTTATGGACACAGATCAGTTAGCCGTATCGTTTCTTGAACACTTTATTGATGTGCCGGAAAAAGAATTAAAGGAACTCGCAATTACACACTGTTTAAGTGATCTCCTTTCTACCGTAGTTAAAGAGACAGTCGGAATACTTACGGAAGAGGAGCCAACAATTCATTAGTCATGGAAAAAGTCAAAACCAGAAAATATTTGTGGCGGCAGTTAGTTGATAAAGCCGCAGGGCCGGAAGAACCGATCCCTGTTTACAACTTCCCTACAAGAAAGTTTTACGAAAACCCTAAACGACCATACGGGACGAAGAAATGAACAAAATCAAAGAATGGTGCAAAGACAATCCCAAGGCTGCAAAAGTTGTTGGGATTTGTTTGGTTGTATTCATCGTGCTGTCTGTTTTCTTCGGATGAAGGTTCTAGTTGACTCCCACAAAGGGAGCATGATGCAAGAAGCAACAATGATGAGTTTGGTCAAAAACGTTGCTGACACACTTGAGAAGCATTACCCCGGTCACGCATGGGCAGTCGGGCCGAGCAATGATTATTCAATGCTTGCGATATGGAATGAGGCTCTTTCTACCCGTTATGGCATGTGGATACGAGTCAACGAAATAGACCCTGAGTACAAGAACATCATGCGTTGGGCCGGAGAGTTATTGGAAAGAGCCAAACTCTCAAGAGGGGCCGCACAACAGGAAGAACTTGACAGCCTTCAAAGGGATATTAGAGGCGAGGCGGTATTCGATCAATGAATGAAGAAGTCCCACTGAATCAGAATATCGAAGAGGGGAAGTCTGCATGGCTGACTCTGGCGAGAGAAGCGTATAACTCGTCTACTTCATATCTGGACGCAAACTATCGAAAGCAATGGGAAAGGAATATTTCTCTTTTCCAATCTGAGCATCCGACTGGTTCAAAGTACCACACTAGCGGATACCAACATCGAGCAAGACTGTTCAGACCAAAGACCCGCTCTGCCATACGGACTAATGAAGCGGCAGTAGCGGCGGCGTTCTTTGCTACTGAAGACATTGTTTCTGTTTATCCAGAAAACGATTCTGATCCAGAGCAAAGGGCATCTGCAATTGTCCTAAAGCATTTGCTTCAGTACCGACTCACCAAAACTATTCCGTGGTTCCAGACTCTTGTCGCGGCTTACCAAGAAGCCCTCGTTATGGGTTCTGTCATTTCCCATCAGTACTGGGAGTACAAGGAAAGCAAAAAGAAAAGGAACATCGAGATTGTTGATGATCAGGGTAATCCGGTACTCGATGAAAATGGTGAGATTGCGGTAGACAAAGCAGAAGATTTGACCATTGAAAAAGACTGCCCGTATGTTCGGCTGGTTGCTTCAGAGAACTTCAGAATAGACCCTGCCGCTGACTGGAATGATCCCGTAAGTACTTCCCCGTTTGTGATCGAAGTCCTGCCGATGTACTTGCAGGATGTCATGGAAAAGATGGGTGACATTGATCCAAAGACGGGAGAGCCAAAATGGAAACGGCTTTCCATGTCTGAGTTGATGCAAGCAACAGTACGCAGTGAGTTTGACTCGACTCGTCAGACAAGGCAGGGCAAGCGGCAAGACCCTATTGCGGATCGACAGGAGAAGATTACCGACTACACGACGGTCTTTATCCACAAGAACATCATCAGAAAAAACGGTAAAGACTGGCTCTTTTATACAGCGGGTACGGAGCATATGCTGACCGACCCCGTTCCACTTTCTGAAGCCTATCCCCACTTGAGAGTGGGAGAACGCCCATACGTTATGGGCGGCGCAACCATCGAGGCGCATAAGGTCTACCCAACATCCTTGGTTGAAATGACTCAGGACTTGCAGACCTCCGCAAACGATATTGCCAACCAGAGAACGGACAACGTGCAGTTGGTGTTGAACAAGCGATATCACATTCGCAGAAGTTCCAACATCGACATACACGCACTAAAGAGAAGTGTGCCGGGTGGTTCAGTGATGATGGACGATCCGATGAGTGATGTGCAGATAGTCAACACGCCAGATGTTACTGCCTCGGCTTACGAAGAGCAGGATCGACTGAATGTAGATTTTGACGACATTGCAGGAAACTTCTCTCAGGGTACGGTTCAAACCAATCGACTTATGAACGAAACCGTTGGCGGTATGGAGATGATTTCTTCGAATGCCAACTCGATCATCGAGTACATGATTCGCACCTTTGCGGAAACGTGGATTGAACCTGTACTAAGCCAACTAATTCGTTTGGAGCAGTACTACGAAACGGATGAAGTCATTCTGACGACTGCTACCAACAGAGCAGAGCAGGAGAATCCGAATGAACCCGCATTCTTCCAGAGGTTCACAGGCGCAGAAGCCGACAATCTTCTTGCTCATAACATGACGGTGGGAGTGAATGTCGGTATTGGCGCTACTGATCCTGTAAGGAAGATTGAAAAGTTGCTGTTGGGCATACGGACGATGGGCGAGATCAATCCGGATATTGTGGCAACCATCAACCAGCCCGAAGTGACAAAAGAAGTGTTCGGCGCTCTTGGATACAAAGATTCCAAGAGGTTTATTACCGAGCAAGATCAAACAATCATTGGTCAGTTGCAAGCACAGGTCGAAGAACTGTCTGGTGTTGTACAGCAACTTACCGATAAAGGCGCTCTCAAACAGATCGATGCTGAGTCGCGAATCGTTGCGGCACAGATTAAAGGTCAGTCTGATGTTGCGGCGGCTAAAGAGAAAGCACTGGGCGATATCATGTCTACCCAGATTGCCGCCAACTCCAGAGAAGGTATTGAGGGCATGAAGCAACAGTTGTCATTGATTGATGCCAGATTGAAGGCAGAGAAAAATGACATTTTGAGGGGCGAACTACTACTACAAAAAGAAGCCCTAGTTCATAAGATGCTCATGGAGGAACCAAACATTGGAGTGTCTCCCGGTAATGACGAAGGGAAACAAATGTCCGATGTCCTAATGAATGATCAATACGGGAAGGTTCCCGGTGCAGAGGGTTAATGGACGAAACAGATTTGCTACTTGCGGAGGCAAGACTTGGCCTCCAAACACAAGAATTTTTGAAGTCTCCTGTTGGTAGATACATCGTTGGAAGAGCGAACAAAGCCAGAGAAGAAGCATTTGACGCTTGGGTATCTGCTAGTCCTTCTGATGAATCGACCATAGCAGAACTTCAATTTCGGGCGCGATTGCCCGCTTTAGTTACTGGATGGCTTGACGAGGCTATCAACCAAGCGCAATACGCAGAAAACGCGCTAAACGAGTTAAAGGAGTAAAGATGGACGCTATCCAACAGGACGTGGACAACGAAGTAGTGACTGAGGAAACCCCTCAAGATGCACCACAGCAAATGTCCAGACAGCAAGAAGAACTGGAACGAATTGCTGAGAAGGTAGGAGAAGATCACGAAACCGAAGGATCGTTTCGCGATGAAGACGAACCTTCTACTGAAGAATTAAGTAATCCACTCAGAAATGAAGATGGCATCTACTATGCCACTGCAAAAGTGAATGGGGAAGAGGTAGATGTTCCTTGGGATGAGGTGTTAGCCCAGTACCAAAAGAACTCTGCCGCAGACAAACGACTTCAAGAGGCCGCAGAACGCCAACGTGAGTTGGAAGAATATGAGGCCAAGTTGAACGCTTATAGGTCTGACCTAGAAGCGAGAACCCGCCAACCATCCCCGGACGTTGGCACACCTACAGAATCGCTATCTTCGGACGCGACTGACGCGCTATACGCGCAATACCATGATGCCCTTTTCCAAGGCGATGAAGAAAAAGCAAGCAACTTGCTTAAACAGATTCGCTCCGCAGAAAAGCCGGAACCCCAGATTGATGTCACAACCATCATTGAAAGGACGAAGGCCGAAATGCGGGAAGAGGAGAGACAGGCCAGAGAACGCGGTTATGAAAACCGTCGCCAAGATGCTGTGAAGATGTTCCATGAAGAATATCCCGACATCTCCGGTGACGCATCATTACTCGCTGTCGCTGACCGCCGTTCCGCAGAACTCTATAAAGAAAATCCTACCCGCGATCCTTGGGACATCATGCAGGAGTGCGGCAATTTTGCCCGTGACTGGCTGAAGTCCTACGTTGCAAAAGTGGGCGGTGAATCGAAAGACGTATCACGTCAAGAGCGCAAGCAGAACATGGATGAAGTTGTTCCCAAGACCGTCAGAGCCTCGATTGGCGAAGACGAAGTGGAAATGACTTACTCCGACATCATCTCGGAAATGAGACAGGGCAGGAATCAACCCGCCTAATCTCTTCTTTTAACTTTTGACCAAAGGTACATAAACAATGGCTGGACAAGTTTGGGGAACCAATACCCTCGGTGGGTATATGTACTCCCTCAATCTCTCCAAGGAATTGCGTATGTCTTTGCGTCCGATTGTTAAATTCCGTCAGTTCGCAGATGTTAAAGATGCGTCACACCAAGGTCTTAACAAGGGCGACACTTTCCACTGGAACGTGTACTCCACTGTTGCTACCGGAGGTGCGGCACTTACCGAAGGCACTGCGATTGCTGAAACGAATTTCACAATCACGCAGGGAACCATGTCCATCACGGAATATGGTAACAGCATTCCTTTCACCTCCAAATTGGATGATTTGTCTGAGCATCCTGTGAAGGAGATCATTCACAAAGTCCTCAAGATCGACGCGGCACAGGTGTTGGACGGTTTGGTTGCAGACCAGATCGACGCTACGCCTTTGCGTGTTGTTCCGACTGCGGGTACGGCAACCGATGCGGTCACTTTGACCACTAACGGTACTGCTACGCTGACGAACAATGTCGCTCTTGGCAAGGATCACGTCAAAGCAATCGTAGATGTAATGAAGGAGCGTAATATTCCTTCCTACGAAGGCGATGACTATTTTTGTCTCGCGTGGCCTACCACGTTCCGCAACCTCAAAAACAACTTGGAGTCGATCAATCAGTACGTCGAGTCCGGGTTCCAGATGATCCGCAACGGTGAAACTGGTCGTTACGAGGGTGTTCGCTTTATCGAGCAGACTTATCGTGCCAAAGGCGGAGCCGCCACTGGCATGGGTACTGCCGCTGGCGCATGGACGAATTCCAAGTCGGACTGGGCAGTCTTCTTTGGCTCCGATACGGTTGCTGAAGCGGTTGCAATTCCCGAAGAAGTTCGTGGAAAAATTCCGACCGACTACGGAAGAAGCCGTGGGATTGCGTGGTACTACTTGGGAGGCGCTGGCCTCGTTCACTCTACTGCATCTGAAGCCCGCGTTGTTATGTGGGATTCGGCGGCTTAAAGGGGGTACGTTATGGCACAGTCAACTCAAGGAGTCGGCGTAAAGTCAGGTCTTTCGGATCAGCAGAAGATCACTTCATCTTTGAAGGAGTTGGGTCTTGCCTCTACTGGCAAGAATCAGCGCCCGATGGGTGTTGGAACTTCTAGCAAAGCCCCTCACGGGACTACGTTAGACCCCAAGCGTTAACCGCAACGAGAGAAGGGGGGCATTAGCCCCCCTTTTTTCTTTCAGGAACAACATGGACAAAATCAAATACAAAGTTGGCTTTGAATCGAAAGCCGAAACAAGCGATTCATCCATCTCTTGTCGCATGGGCTGGGATCAGCCGAAAGAAGCGCATCATGTCGAAGGCGATGAATGGGAATCTGGTGTGGTCTATCCGCAACCGATGAATGGCTCTGTCTATATGTCATGGACTTGGCCGACCACTGTTCGAAAGGTAATGAACAAAGCCTAAGTAAGGGATTTAAACAATGGCTTTAGGAAACGGAAATTTAGACGGCCCCGGTACGGATGCTGATGGGTTAGGGCATGGCGCTGGAGCGCAAGGCGCAGATCAAGACGGAACCGAAGGTGGCCCTTCCGCTGATTACGGAGGTCAAGGCGAGTTTGATGGGCTAGGTTTTGGCAGTTCCACTGATACGGATGCTATTGGAACCGATGCCAATCCAACAGAAAGTCCTAACTACGACGCTTACGACAATCCCGAAACCGAAACTCATGGGCCAACGTTTACTGGCATGACATCTCCGATGTCTACACAGGAGAGTAATCTCTCAAAATCAAAGTCGGCAAAAAGCGCCGGGTATAAAGGGCCGGGGAAAAGAGGGTTTTCTCCTCTGGGTTACGACCGTCACGAAGACAACACAATAAGTATCAAAGAGTCCACAGTAAAAGACTTCGTTGATCGAGTTAGAACAATCCGTAATCCAAGAGAAAAAGAGAGAGCCATTAAAGCCTTCATGGAAAAGCACAGAATGGGGCTTCGTCAACTCTCAGTTAAAAACGCTCAAGACACAGATTTGGGCTTGTTCGGCATGCTTCCGGGTGTGGGCATATTGAATATGTCTCGCAACTTAATGATGGGCCTCTTTGAAAAAATGGGGCTTACCCCCGGAGTCAATACCCCGGCAATGGACGCTTTGGAGCAGGAGGCTCGTAATTTGGGTTTATTAGATAAAGAAGCCACTGAGCCAACTGAAGGGCAGTTAATGCAACTTTGTAATAACACTCCCGGCTACCAATGGAACACTGAAACCAAAACCTGTGAAAAAGTTGAATCGAGTGATGTGTAGATGAGGGTAACTCATCTCCCTAAAAAGAAATGGCAAGACATAAGCAACGAAGAACTAGGGGGTAAACGGGAAAATACCGTCTGCTTAATTAGGTACGGCGGTTTTGGTGATCTACTTCAAATAAGTTCAATCTTTCCTCTTTTAAAAGCGCAGGGGAAAAAGGTTTGCGTCAATGTCACGGAGAACGGGTACTCCATTCTAAAAAACGACCCGAATGTCGATGAACTCTTGATCCAAGCCACGGATCAAATTCCTAACGAAGAACTTGGGCCTTACTGGAAACGACTTCGTAGGATTTTCCCTAGCGTCATAAATCTAAGTTGCATTATCGAGCAGGGATTATTGCTGTTGCCAAACCACTCTTTGTACAACGGTGACAAAGAAGAGCGGCACAAGAAATTAAATAAGAACTACTCTGAAGCACTTCACAGCAAGGCGAAAGTTCCGCACATATTTGAAACAAAATTTTACCCAAGTTCTACAGAAAGAAAATGGGTCGCGGAACAACGGAGAAACATGCGTTTTGGCGCAGGGCATTACGTCATTGTTGTGGCCCTGTCTGGATCGTCAGTCCATAAAGCCTATCCGTACATGGATTCGGTTATTGCGTACTACCTAATGGAAGAGCCAATGGCGAGATTCGTTTTGGTAGGCGAAGAACTATGCAAGATGCTTGAGGTAGGTTGGGAAAAAGAACCAAAAGTGTTCTGCAAAAGTGGTGACTGGTCAATAAGACAATCCCTCGCTTTTGCTCAAACTGCCGATTTAGTGGTTGGCCCGGAAACAGGGGTCTTGAATGCGGTAAGTTCAGAAGACGTAGCGAAAGTGGTCATGTTGAGCCACTCATCGGAAGAGAACCTGACAAAACACTGGGTTAACACAACAGCAGTCACGTCAGACGCAGAGTGTTACCCCTGCCATAAGTTGCACTATGGATTCGCCACTTGCAACAGGCACGAAGAAACAGGCGGCGCGATGTGTACCGCACGGTTAGACCCACGCAAAGTAGTCGATAGCATCGACTACCACTGGAACTTAAAGAATGACATTTCTAGAACTCTGTCAAACGGTTAGGCAAGAAGTCGGTATATCCGGCACTGGGCCATCTACAGTAGT